GCAGTCGGACACGGAACAGGCCATGCTCATCGACGAACTGGCCGAGATGAGCGGCAAGAAGGAAGCACTGTGGCGCAGTGCCGTGAACGACCAGAAGCGCATCGCCAACGAGAAAGCCGGACAGCCCAAGAAACAGAAGGAAATAGAGATTGAACAGCTGAGCCAGTACGGCTTCTATATCAAGAAAGGGAAGTACTGTTCCACCACCAAGGACGGGGATGAATGGGAATGGTCGAACTTCACCATGGAGCCGCTGTTTCATATTATCGACAATATCATGCCGAAACGTCTGTACTACATCAAGAATGAGTTCGGACTGAAACGCCTGGTGGAACTGCGGCAGGAGGAGCTGGTGGGACTGTCGAAGTTCAAGCAGAAGGTGGAAGGACTGGGTAACTTTATATGGATGGCCTCAGACCGCGAGTTCACGAAGCTGAAGCGTTTCCTCTACGAGGTGACGGAAACGGCTGAGGAGGTCAAGCAGCTGGGATGGCAGCGTGCCGGCTTCTTCGCCTTCGGTAACGGCGTGTGGGACGGCGTGGAGTTCCAGACGGTGGATGACATGGGCATCGTGCGCCTAGGAGAATTGGGGAACTACTATCTTCCGGCATTCTCCCAACAGTATAAGAAGGACAACAAACTCTACAAGTTTGAGAAGATGTTTGTCCACCTGTCCTACTCTTCCATCCCACTCCAGCAGTTCACGTCACAGATCTTCCGTGTGTTCGGTGACAACGGACGCATCGGATTCTGCTTCCTCCTGGCCACGTTGTTCCGAGACATCGTGACGGCTGAGACGCGCAGCTTCCCTATCCTGAATCTGTTCGGTCCCAAAGGCTCGGGTAAGTCGGAGCTGGGACATACGCTGATGAGCTTCTTCATTGCAGGGAATGTGCCGCCGAATATTCAGAATGCCACGTTGCCGGCACTGAATGATACGGTGGCTGCAGTGGCCAACGCGCTGGTGCATATCGATGAGTTCAAGAATGACATCGATCTCTATAAGAGGGAGTTCCTGAAGGGCCTGTGGGACGGCACAGGACGTACCCGCATGAATATGGACCTGGACAAGAAGAAGGAAACGACAAGCGTGGATGCGGGTATCATCCTTTCCGGTCAGGAGATGGCCACGGCGGATATCGCACTGTTCTCCCGATTCGTGTACCTGACCTTCGACAGGTCGGAGTTCTCGAAGGAGGAACAGATGGAATATAACCGGCTGAAGGAACTGCGTGCCCTTGGGGTGTCACACCTCACCCTGCAGCTGCTGCGCCATCGGAAGAAGATGGAAGTGGAGTTCAAGGATATATACCGCCTGACACAGACGGAAATAGATGCGGAACTGGAAGGTGAACGTATCGAGGACCGCATCAAGAACAACTGGCTTATCCCGCTGTCCGTGCTCAGGACACTGGAGGGTGGCCTGGGCATCGATATCCACTACGAGGATATGAAGCCGGTGGTCTTGGACGGCATACGAAGGCAGAATGCGGAATGTAAGTCGAACAATGAGCTGGCCGGGTTCTGGAACACGGTGAAATACCTGCTGGCCGAAGGGGAGATTGTCAATGAAGGGGACTTCCGCATTCAATTCGTGACAACGCTGAAGACGGACATCGCCAACGTGGAATGGCCAAAGGCCAAGCGGGTGATGTTCCTGCAGCGGTCACGTATCTTCAAGCTGTACAAGCGCCTGAACAAGCAGACAGATGAGGTGGGCATCCCGGAGGCTTCTCTGAGGTATTACCTTGAAAAATCGCGGGAATACCTCGGTGAGAAGAAGTCCGTGCGCTTCAAGTGTTTCCTGAAGGGTGGCGTCCCGAAGATGAGACAGTCAAACCTGCTGGGAGAGAAATGCCGCCAGGCAGAAGAGGTGCAGCGCGCGTACTGTTTCGACTATGACGAGTTAGAGAAGAACTACCACATCAACCTCATGGAGAACGTCGAGAGCCAAATGGACTTGGATATTGAAGACTAAAATGATATAGACCCCTATTTCCTTTGCTACAAGTGCTACAAATGCTACATATTCAGTTTCAATATATTAGCCTTGCGGAATTTGCCTACAAATTGCCTACAAGTGCCTACAAATTGCCTACAAAAAAGGTAATGAAACTACATATACTACATGATTCTATATATATGATTCTATATAATATTATCTATTATAGCTCATTTCCAACGGGTTGCAATTTTTGTAGCCGTGTAGCCAAAGTAGCGCGTCAAAATGTGTGTCTCGCGTGTGTGCGCGAGAAAATGTCTCACTCTCTTAAAAGATATGTCATCTGATGTAGAATAATGCTGAATCCTGATGCCCATAAACTGCTTCCCATTCTTATGCTGGGAGGGATCCTATTCAACATAGGAACCCTCTGCTTCATGAATGGGAACGGCCTTGTGACGGAGGACATGGGCACAGGAGAAATGGCAAAACACACGTCTGCAAAAGGTGAACACAGACATAAATGTAATGCACTCAATGTAGTTGTGTGTATTGGCCTTATATACGAGGAGTACAAAGAAGGCAAAGTTTTTAACCTACTTAAATCCTCGTATCAATGACAGTACATGTTATCTACCTCAAATTGGAGGGCTACGTCAGAAAGTGGCTCATCCATCACTACGGGAAGAAAGGACAGGATCCTATCTCCTTCCCTAAATGGTCCATGGAGAATGATGTCATGCAGGACAATCTCCAAAGGAAACCGAAAGACTGGGAACCGGAAAGAAAAGACGGCTGCATAGCCATCAAGGTGCCGAAACGGGAGGGCCTGAATCGGGATGTCTGGTGTTACCTGCCTGAAAGGGTTCTTGTGATTCTCCGGAAGACAATCATGAGGCATTTCGTCAAGGACTTCATGAAGTTCATTGCAACGCCGAATCCGGCAACACCTACATATAAACAGAGGATCGAGGACTTCATGAAGAAGAACGGGATTGAGGATAACAAATCGAACATGGAAACGCTACTGCAGATAAGGGTGAGGAAAAGACATCTGTTCGAGGCTCCTCCCGATATCGACAGCAAGGCGAATAAAGCACATAAAGGATGCAGCTACGGAAGGAAAAAGCCGCCTAAGAATCGAAAATAGTTAAGGAATCTTAAATTTCACGTTCCCACTCTTCGGGGTTTTGTCTTTTCGTTTTTGTGCATTCTGATAGCTCATAATAACTCCCAAAAACATAACATCATGAAACAGTATCTTCCTGGCATCGTACGCATCGCTTATATTGGATGCGCGAGTCTGCCTCTGAACATCGAAATGAAAGCACTCGTTGGAATTCCTTCCGGCATCTATGACATGATAAAGGAGGTGTGCTTTACGGGAGCACCAACGTGTGTAACTGAGAATGTATATGACAATCATGCTCAGGTGGAGAAATCGACATTGACGTTTTCTTCCACGGATGACATTCCTCTGAGGCAGCTGCTGGCATTTCTCGCTCTTGACACGAATGGGCGATGGTGGCTGATAGGTCACCATGAAGACCCCTTCCCCATCATCAAACGCACTCATCAGACTGGAGAGCCTGATGGGGAGAAAGCGGGATATGTCTATGAGGTGTCTCTGATTGGGCGTAAGACGCTAATCAGAGTGGATTTATAGCAGCGGCCTTTTATGGAGAGGCTTATTTTGTCTTTTCACATATATTATATATAGTGTAATTTTGCGGCAGAAATCACAAACACATCTGCCCAATGACTCAATATCATCTCCATCTCAAAGGCTACGTGGGCGGTGCGGACTTCAACACTGAATCCGTGCTGGCCACGCTGGCTGCTAATCCCGATGCCGAGGTCAGCGTACTTGTGGACTCCACAGGGGGTCAGCTGGCCACGGCACTTTCCATATCCTCCGCCTTCCACCGTCACGGGAAGGTTCATGTTCACTTCACCGGCATGAATGCCTCTGCCGCCACCATCTCCTCGCTCGGAGCGCAGCGCATCTCCATGGATGCGTCTGCGCTCTATCTGGTGCACAAATGCTCCATGGCGGTGTTCGAATGGGCAAGCATGAATGCCGACCAGCTGCAGGAGTACATCGACGGACTCGCTGAACAGAAGACGCAGATGGACAAACTGGACTCTCATGTTGCTGCCATGTATGCCGCCCGATGCCGCAAGCCGCAGGCGGATCTGCTGGCATTGATGAAGACGGGCGGATGGCTCACGGCTTCCGAAGCCAAGGAATGGGGTTTCGTGGATGACATCACGGACTATGAGGAGGACATCAAACCTCACATGACAGAGGAACTGGCAACGGCACTGGCAACTGCTTCGATTCCCATTCCGGCGATTCCTTACGCGGATCCTGCGTCCCAGAGGACAACGGAACCGCTGCTGTCACGCCTTATCTCGGCTCTGACGGCATTGTTCCATCCGGCCATAAAAGCGGATGAGGGTGTCGTGAAGACTCCGGAAGCGTCTGCGCAAAGCCAAGAGAATATCCAAACACAAACAACAAACACAACTATCACACCCATGAAACAGATGCCTAAACTGGAAGCTGCTCTGAAAACAGAGGGCTTCACCGCGAATGCCGAGGGCAGCGTGACACTCACGGAAGCACAGCTGCAGAGCCTCGAAGATCACCTGACGGCTCAGGAAACGAAGATTACCGCCCAGGAGGGACAACTGACGGAGCGGAACAACCGCATCACGCAGCTGGAGGCCGAGGTGACGGCGCTCAAAGGTACACCCGCAGCGACTTCGCCTGCAGTGGTCAACGCTCAGCAGGAAGGTGCACAGCAGCCTACAGCCGCTGAGAACTACCTGGCTCATGTCAACAGTGCCAAGGAGCTGTATGACCTCGTAGGCGGATAGGCGTATCTATAATATAAGAGATGTACGCCTGCACACGTCCACACACCCGCGCAACACAACACTTTCTCAACACAAACACAAAATTATTACCGCTATGGCAGGAACTTTTAACTTTACCCCGCAGGAGTATCAGGAGGCCGCGCACAAGTGGCGCTCCGACCTTCTGATGCTCCCCATCATCGGCTGTGAGGAAACACTCCAGCACATGACCAAGCGCCCTGGCATCCGCTATAAGGAGTCCGTGGGCGAACTGTCCGGATCCGCGCAGTTTGCTCCTTACAAGGCAAGCCGTCGCACCAACGCTGACCTGAACATCAAATTCCGCACGCTGGAAACATTCTTCGGTTCCGTATGTGCGGACTTCGAGCCTAACCAAGCCGCAAGCACGCTGCTGGGCATGATGTCCGGCTCTACCAAGGGGGACGGACAGAAGCAGACGCTGCAGGCCCGCCATGTCCTGGCGCTCATCGCCCGTGGTCTCTCCGAGAAGCTGAACGATGCCATCTGGTCTGCTGTCCGTAACGAGAACGGCGACACGACGATGGATCTGTTCAACGGATTCGACACGATCACCTCCACGGAAATCACCGCAGGTAACATCGCCGCAGCCAACGGCAACTACCTGAAGCTGACGGAGGAGATTACAGAACTCAACGCCTGCACCATCGCAAAGCAGATTCTGTTCTCCCTGGATCCCATCCTCCGCGCTCAGGAACTGAACATGTACTGCACGCAGGAGTTCGTGGATATGTACAACGAATCCTACCAGTCCATGCACGGTGCCCTCCCCTATAACCTCGGTTATGAGAAGAACACCGTCGAGGGCAGCAACAATAAGCTGCACATGGTTCCGCTGACGAACAAGCTGGGCTCCAGCTTCATCCACATCGCGCCCAAGAGCAACATGCTCGTGGGATTCGACCAGATGGGTGACATGGAGAGCGTGGATGTCAAGGAGTATGCTCCTTTCATCCTCACCTACATCGCCACCATGTTCTTCGGCGTGCAGTTCGAGAGCATCGACCGCCGACGCCTGAAGGTCATCGAACTGGCATCCTAGTGAACAGGCCTTGGGATGGGACTAAGGCTTAGGCACTGGCCTTAGATTCCTCCCTGGCTTGTTTGATTCTCTACACGCTCAACTGCTCTAAACGCTACACTCTAAACTCTCAAATCTTCCATATCATGCCTAACAATAATCAAACTTGCTTTACGCCCCTGCAGCGTTCCCTCGGATGGTGTCAGGGACAGCCTGTCTTGCCGGGCATCCGACGCAGACTCTACTACACGAGCAAGCAGAATATCGTGCAGTGGCCGGCTTACAGCACCGACCAGGGAGGGCGCTATGCCTTCGCTGCTTACACGGGCAACTTCTCGCTGAAAGCTGATGCCTACTGGTATTATATTGACATCCTCGCGGAGAAATCCACGCTGACATCGGACCCGCAGGGTGAGTCTCCGTCACAGACGCAGCTGAACAAGATAACAGCTGTGCATCCGGGCGTCGGACCTGAGGCTTCTGCTGCTGCCTGCTACCTCAACAACTCGGACAACGTGTTCATCGTGCAGGATATGTCCGGAAGATGGCGCGTCGTGGGTTCTCGTTTCTTCGAGACGAAGACCACGGTGGCGCAGGACAACGGACAGGGAGCCACGGGAACGGCCAGCACCACCATCGCCGTGGAAGCCACGGATGTCTGCCCCTCGCCCTTCTATCAGGGCACGATTGTCACCGAAGAAGGGGAAATGACACTTACTGATGGTGATACCACATCCTCGGATGCTCCGTAAAAAGTATATTCTTGTTTTCGTATCTTCTTGTAAGGATGGAAGAGCGCACCGCCATAGACATGAGTGACCTCCTCGCAGAGGTGCAAGTGCCGGACATGGCCGGTGCGCTCCGTTCTTTTTCCGAAATACCCAAGCAGAAAGAGCACAAGGATCTCTTCGGAGTGAAGAAGCATGAGTCTTGGAACAAGGATCTGGAGGCTCGCTGTGACTTCGAACTGAAGATACGAATGTCACGACGTGCCGGGGTGTGGTTCTTCTCCATGTGGCAGAAGTCCATCATGGGACGGACACTTACGGAAATTAAGGCTGACGGGAAGGAAATACCGCACTTCGCGGAGGCAATTTCTTCCCTCATCAAAGAGGTGGTGGGACAGCATCTTTCGGATGGTGACTGGTGCATCGTCACGACTCCGAAACGACGTCACAAGGAACGTAATTTTGCTACGCTGGTGGCAATGGAAATTGGTCTTATCTTGGGCATCCCGTTCTATGAGGATGTGGCTTCTTGCAGGTCGCGGCATCGCGTCGATGCGGTGTTTGACTTGCAGTTTACGCCACCTGAAAAGAACGTGATTCTGTTCGATGATTTTGTCACGACAGGGGCAACATTAAAGGCCATGAAGGCGGTGCTCGAAAGCGTGAAAAAGAACGTGCTTTCGTTCACGGGTATCAACAATAAGCTTTGAAGAAACAATTTAATAAACACGTATTATTCCATTGAGTATCATTTAATCGTATTATGGAAAATCAATTTAACTCTAAGCTGCAGGAATGGCTCAACAATGAGAGCCGAACCATCCAGGATGGGTGCCTGCTGCTGCTCCAGATGGAGAACAATCAGATTCATTATCAGAACCTGCTCCGTCACCCGAATAAGGTGGCTGTGATGAAGTACCTGCAGACGGAACTTCAGAAGCGTTTGAAGATACGTCTGGCGAACGTCACGCATCAGGAGGTGGCCGACATGGAAGATAAGGTGGAGGTCATCGTGAAGAAACATTTTGCCTATCAGGAAGCGGCAAAAAGTGGCACCACGAATGAGGAGTTCCGTAAGGGCAAACGTGCCGACCACGACCAGCTGCCGGAGGAGATTCAGGCACGGTATATCGAGAACCTGGATCTGCTCCGCAAGATGCGGGAACTGCATCTGAAACTGCGCACATTATCCACGCAGCAGGTGTCGTGTCCAGATTCGGAACGTTACCCGTTCCTCAAAGAACTCATCGCACTGGACAAACAGCTGCATGAGAACTGGGAGGTCTATGACCATTATGTGCTGGAGGCCAATGGTACCGGTAATCTTGTGTCGTCAACGCAAAAGGAAGGCGAAGCGGATGCGGGCAATACAGCGAAAGCGCCTGAGTCTTCTGCTGAGAAGACAGATGCTTCTGAAGATGGGGCATCAGAGGAAAATCCTGAGAATGCGTCCGCTGATTCTGAGGCAACAAAGGAGCCTGCAGAACCAGCAGAGCCTGCTGACCCCACTGTGACTGCCAAGACAACCAAGAGGACGAGAACGACTAAGGCTGCTAAGTCTAAGTAATGAAACGCGGCACTTCCATATCTGACTATCTGCGGCCATTGGAGGAGAAGCCCCATCAGGTCTATCTCACCAATGAGCTGCAGGTGGCGGATGTGCTGGAGTGGATCCTCTCACAGGTGGGACGCTCCGAGGTGTGGCAGACGTCGTTCTCTATATCCGAGGAGTTCCTGCGCCGCCTGTTCTTCATCGAGCAGGAAGGACAGGTGTCGCAGTTTAATCTGATCCTGGACTTCAAGGCTACGCAGAAGACTTTGCGACTATGGCCGTTCATCTGCCAGACGATGCAGCATGTGTACCTCGCAGACAACCATTCCAAGGTGCTGCTTGTCCGCTCTGAGAAAGGGGACACGGTCACGGTGCTGACATCGCAGAATCTGACACGAGGCAATCGCGTGGAATCGGCTCTGGTCACCAATGATAAAGCTATATTTGCTACGCTGCATAACTCCATGACTTCACTCATTCACAACAAATCCGTACCGCTGCATGAACTATACGAAAGAGCAATTGGAGGAGATTGAGAAGTATGCTTCTATCTTCCTCCCTATTTCAGACATGGCTGTCATCCTTGACATTCCCGCTGAAGTACTGCGGGAGGACATCAAGGACAGGCAGAACAAAGCTTCCAATGCGTACCTCCGTGGCAAACTGGCCTCGAAGGTGAAACTGCATACGCAGGAGATGATGCTGGCGCAGGTGGGGTCACCACTGGCGCTGGAGAATGCAGCCAAGAACTTGCTCGACATGGAGGATGATGAGTAAACCCTTAAACTCTTGAACTCTTAAACCCTTAAACTATTATACCTCCCTTGGCCAACATCGCAACCATAGATCTGTGCAAGGCTCACCTCTTCACTTCGGAAGAAGAGATGCGCTTGCAGAAGTACACAGAGGACCAAATCTCCCGTGTACTTCGCTTGCGTGATATGTATCTATGGGTGCTGGCGAACCCGGATGCCAAGGACAGGCAGTTCATCGAAGAGGAGATTTCAAGGGGCTATGCCGTGCACAAGTCGCAGGCATATACGGACCTGGCCATCATCAAGGCATTGGTGCCGATGCTGTCCAGTGCTGCCCGTGAATTCCATCGGTGGCGGTACAACGAGATGATTCTCGAAACGTACCAGATGGCGAAGAAACGCAAGGACACCAAGACGATGGAACGGGCAGCGTCGTCCTACGCCAAATACAACCGCGTCGATGTGGAGGATGAGTCGGCACTGCCGTATGACTTGATTGTGGTGCAGCCGTTCATCCCGACGGATGATCCGTCTGTACTGGGCATCAAGCCCATCCCGAACAGGCAGAAGTTCGTGGAGGACTTGCTGGCGAAATATCGGGCTGAATCTGCGGATATTGATGATGTTGAGTATGAGGAAGCTGACCTTGAAGAGGATGAGCTGTGGGCTGACTATGAGGAAATCAAGGATGACGAAGAAACGAATGTGCCATGAGTGAAGAGAAGAAAAGTCCAAAAGGGAAAGAGGCAAAGAGGATTTACTTCAATGACCCTCAGCGATTGACACAGCTCATCGGTGCCAATACGACGGTTATTGTGGCTGGGCGACGAACGGGGAAGACGGACTCCATCGCCGCGCCTTTCGTGCTCCGTAATATGCAGCGCATGGAGGGCAGCACAGGCGGCATCGTGGTACCGACGTTCAAGCACGGTCTGACGAACACGCTGCCGGGTCTGTTCACGGCGTGGCGACGCTGGGGCTACGAGAAGGATGTGCACTATGTAGTTGGGCGCAAGCCGCCAAAGGCGTTCAAACGGCCATTGATAGAGCCTTCTGACTACGAACATGTCATCACATTCTACAATGGCTCCGTGGCTATCATCATCAGCCAGGACCGACCGGGTACGTCTAACTCCCTCACGCTTTCTTGGGTACTCGTCGATGAAGCGAAGTTCATTGACTACCAGAAGCTGAAGGATGAGACGCTGCCGGCAAACGGCGGCATCAAGACGTACTTCGGGCATCATTCCTTCAACCACTCGCTGATGATTCTCTCGGATATGCCGCAGACGCAGAAAGGGAGCTGGTTCCTGCACTACCGCGAGAAGATGGATAAGGATCTTATCGAGGGCATCAAGGCCACGCTATATGAGATTTGGCACACGAAAGAGCGGATTCGTGAGATGCGAAAGAAGAAAGAGAAGGTGCCTGCTTACTTGAAGGGGTATCTGCGTAAGCTGGACACGCAGCTGAATAAGATGCGCTCCGTGGCTGTCTATTACAAGGAATACTCCAGCATCGAGAACATTGAACTGCTTGGTGAGAACTACATCCGGCAGATGAAGCGTGACCTGACTCCGCTGACTTTTCAGACATCGATTCTGTGTCAGCGGATTGGGATTCGCAAGGATGGGTTCTATTCGTCTATGCGGGAAGGGCACAAATACAATGCCTCGGATTTTGAATACCTGGACAGCCTCGGATATGAGTTTGACGATGCTGCCATGGACTGCCGTGCCGACAAGGACCTGAACCGTCAGGCTCCTATCTGCATCGGCATGGACTACAACGCCAATATCAACTGGCTCGTCGCGGGACAGCCTTCAGGGCGCAGACTGAATGTGCTGAAGTCCTTCTTTGTGAAGTTCGAGCGCAAGCTGTCAGCACTCGTCGAGGACTTCTGCAACTACTACGCCTACCATGAGAACAAGACGGTCATCTATTACTATGATGCCACGGCGCTCGGTTCAAACTATGCGGTGAATGAACAGGACTTCCACTGGGTCATTATGCATGAGTTTGAACGCCGGGGATGGGAAGTCGTGGATGTTTATCTCGGCAATCCGATGAAGCATGATGAGAAATACCTGCTCATCAACCGTGGCTTTGCTGGAAAGCAGCGCCTCATGCCGATGTTCAACCGTCAGAACAATGACGACTTGATTCTTGCAGTGCAGACGGCGCAGGTATATCGTGGCCGGCTTGGGTTCCGCAAGAACAAGAACGACGAGAAGAACCCCGAGACGGAAGAGGATCTTCTCGAACACCGCACCGACGGAACGGATGCTTTTGACACCCTCTATATCGGGTGTGAGAAGTTCCCGCAGCAGGTGGATTTCAATTACAATACAAATGGGGTATTCTAATCCATCAGCCTGTGTATGGCAAAGAGTAGGTTGTTCTCTAGTGGGTCCTCAGTATCTATGCTGATGATGTCATCTATCTGAGCCTCATGGACAAGGATGGGATCACCCATCGGGGTAAAGCCGATATATAGTTCTGGTATGGTACCAAGCTCATTAGTGGTCAGCGAGAAATAGGGTTCTACACTGACATGGGCTAGACGGGCATTCTCTGCGCCATCAAAGGCGGCTGAGAATTGCACGGCCTTATCCCTAAGTTCCTTGAAGTGGGCTGCAACAAGCTCTAGTTCTTCAGGAGTAGTTGGGTGACAAGTACGCTCAACATTAAGCTGCATGGTGACGAAATGGCCGTCACCTAAGGGGCTAGGGACATCCTCGCTCCAGTAATAGAAGACCTTGGCATCTGGGATGGAACAAACGTGAAGAGGTTGATCCTCGGCGATGTCCTCATATCCTAATGCTTTGAATGCTCCTACGGTCTGTTCGCATTCGTTATCTATTAGCATCAAGAACAATTCGTTATCAGCTTCGGTCTCTTCGCGTATCATAAATTCACCGCTTGAAGTAACAACAACGATACGGATAGAGTTATTCTCATCATGAGTCCAGACGTAGAAATAACGGAACTCAGGATCTACTAATTTCAGACTGCAGGCCGTGTACAACTTGCCTTCAGGGTCTATCTTCTGAAGTAATTCGCGTACTTGTTGGGTCATTTTGTCGATTTTTGAGTGCAAATATAGTTGTTTTCTACGGTTTTGAAGAGAAATAATGTTCAAATATGTCGAATTTAAACCGAATCAGTAGCGTTTTTTGCCTAAATCGCCTGTTTTTACCGCTGGAAGTCGTATAAAAACAGACTAAAAACACTCAAAAAAGGACTCATCTGCAAAGAAAAGATATTTTCTCTATAATTAAGGTGTAAAAACGCATATAGGCACAATTCAAGTGTGCCTATTTAGCCTATTTTTGCCCGCTGAACGTTAAAAAAGGTGTAAAAACACCTCAAAAGGCTTCAAACGCACCTTAAAACATGGTGGAATCAAGGAATTTTTATACCTTCAACCCGATTTTGGCTGCAAAATGGCTATTAAACCTGTATAAAAGCATGGCGAATACGAAAAATGCAACTGTTCGGGAAATCATCATCGATCGCTGTCTGAGTGACCGACACGGACGCTATTCTGTCCGTGATCTCATGGCGGCGTGCAACAGACGTTTGGAGGAGGAGAAGATGGAACTGGTCACTTCGACAACGACCATCCGCCTTGACCTGAACAACATGGAAACGCATTATGGGGTACATATCGTTTCGGATAAGGTCGGGCGGAACATCTTCTATCGATATGCCAAGAGGGGTGAGTCTATCTTTCACATGCAACTGAAGGAGAATGAACTGCAGCTGCTGAATCAGACGATGCAGCTGCTGTCTCGCTTCGAAGGGGTACCGCACTTCGAATGGCTCGAAGAGATTAACAGCCGCCTGTCTTCTCAGTTCCTGATGAACCCAGCCAATCAAAAGCCGGTTGTGGCGTTTGATGAGAATCCTTACGTGGAGGGGATGAAGTTCTACCGCACAGTGTATGCCGCCATCATTAAGAAACAGGTGCTGGAAGTGAAATACCAGAGCTTCAAACGCACCGAGCCGTTTACTTATACCATTCATCCGTACTTCCTGAAGCAGTATAACAACCGCTGGTTCCTACTTGGATGGTACGAAGAATGGCAGGAAATGACGACGCTGCCGCTCGATAGAATCATCGAAGTGAAGCACGTCAGCCGTGACTACAGAGAGAACAAGGACATCGATTTCAATACGTTCTTCAAAGATGTCATCGGAGTGAGCTTCCCAAAAGGTGGCGAAATGACGGAGGTGCATCTGTGGGTCGATAAACAGCAGTTGCCGTATATCAAGACGAAACCGCTGCATGGCTCGCAGCGGATCGTCCAGGAATATGAAGACGGCTCTGCTGAAATCAGCATCAACGTGATTCCGAACTTCGAGCTGGAATCACGAATCCTCGGGCAGGGAATGCACATGAAGGTACTGAGCCCGGAATCTTTCAAAGATAAAATCAAAAATCAAATAGAAACAGCCGCAGGGCTTTATACTAAATAACATCATGAGTACTGAGCAGATACAACAGCAGACAAACATCAATGTACAGGAAAAGGCGAACCTCATCTGGGCCATCGCCGATAAACTGGTGGGCATTTACAAACCGCACGAGTACGGCAACGTGATTCTTCCGATGTGTGTCATCAAGCGTTTTGAGGACACGCTGCTGCCCACGAAGGAGGCGGTGCTGAAGCGCAATGCCGAACTGGATGCCCAGCATATCGAGGTGAAGACTGGCTTCCTCTGCAAGACCGCAGGGCAGAGCTTCTATAACCTCAGCCCCTTCACCTTCCAGACGCTGCTGGCAGATGCCGATAACATACGTGACAACTTCGAGTCGTACCTGAACAACTTCTCGGAGAATGTCATCGACATCATTCATCGCATGGATTTCCTGAAGGAAATCGAGAAGATGGACAAGAACGGCGTCCTCTACCTAGTCATTAAGGAGTTCACCACTGAGAAAGCCTACCTCGGTGCCGACAAGGTCAGCTCCGTGGATATGGGCTACATCTTCGAGGAGCTGGTACGCAAGTTCTCTGAGAGCTACGATGAGCAGGCGGGAGCACACTTCACCGCACGCGACATCATCTATCTGATGGCGGACCTCCTCGTGGGCGAGGATGAAGAAAAGTTGGAAGAGGATGGGATAACGGCCAACATCTATGACATGGCGATGGGCACCAGTCAGATGCTGGGATGCCTCACCGATCGCCTCATGGAGATTGACCCGGATGCCGAGGTGACGAGCTACGGACAGGAGTTGAACGAACAGACCTTTGCCATCGCCAAAGCCGACACACTCATCAAGGGGGGCAATGCCGAAAATATGCGGTTGGGTGACACTTTAGGAAATGACCAGTTCGAGGGTTACACCTTCGACTATATCATCTCCAATCCTCCCTTCGGCATCGAGTGGAAGACATCGAAAGCTGCAGTGGAGGCCGAGTACAAGCGTGGCGGGGCAGGACGCTTCGAACCGGGTCTGCCTGCCGTGGGCGACGGACAGATGTTGTTCCTTCTCAATGGCGTAGCCAAGCTGAAGAACACCGGACGCATGGCTATCATTCAGAACGGTTCCAGTCTGTTTAAGGGCGATGCAGGCAGCGGCGAGAGCAACATCCGTGGCTATCTGTTGGAGCACGACTGGTTAGAGGCCATCGTGCAGCTGCCCAACGACCTCTTCTACAACACGGGCATCGCCACCTACATTTGGATTGTCACGAGAAACAAGTCTGATGAACGCCTCGGACAGGTGCAGCTCATCGATGCTTCCAAGTGCTTTGAGAAGCGTCGCAAGCCGCTAGGCAATAAGCGTGTGGAACTGACCACCGCTTGCCGAGAACTCATCATGCAGGCCTATCATGCCTTCACCGATGATACGTTCTCCTCTACGCTGCCCGATGGCTCTGACATCAGCGTGGAGAGCCGCGTGAAGCCCAACGATTACTTCAAGTTCTCGAAGGTAGTCATCAACCGTCCGCAGCGCGACGATGCCGGCGACATCGTCTTGGATAAGAAAGGCAAACCTGTCATCGACAAGGCGCTGAAGGACACGGAAATCATCCCCTGGCACACGGACATCAATGCTTATTTAGAGGAGAACGTAAAGCCTTACGCTCCTGACTTCATGATGAGTCCCGCCGACACAAAGATTGGCTATGAGATTCCTTTCACCCGAGAGTTCTACCGTTATTCTCCCCTGCGGCCCAGCGCCGACATCTTCCAGGAACTGAAAGAACTGGAGCAGCAGGAGAGTGTACTGATGGAGAAGCTGTTGCACTAAAAAGAGAAGACTATGGAAAGACAATATAAAGATAGTGGCATAGAGTGGATTGGCAAGATTCCTAAGGAGTGGGAAACTGTGAGATTAAAAAGTCTCTTCACAGAAAGAAATGAACGAGAGTGCACTGGAAAAACACTCCTTAGCGTTTCACAGTACTTCGGAATACGTCCTAAAAGCGAAACAGATTTAGCAGACTCACACATAGCTGAATCTTATGATGATTACAAAGAAGTTCACAAAGGCGACTTTGTTATGAACATCATGTTGGCTTGGAATGGTAGTTACGCTGTTTCTGAATATGACGGTATTGTTAGTCCTGCATATTGTGTGTTCAAGTTCAGAAAGGACAGTTGCAATAAATACTTTCACTATCTTTTACGAACAGAAGGATATCCGACGGCTTTCAAAACTATGTCGAGAGGTGTAATTGATAGCCGGTTGCGCCTTTATCCAGAACAATTTTATACATTTCCAGTTGTTATCCCCCCTCTCTCCGAGCAGAACCTCATCGCCTCATACTTGGATAAGAAGTGTGGGGAGATAGATGAGTTAATAGCCTTACAGGAGAAGATGATTGCGCAGCTCACGAAATATAAGCAGGCGGTCATCACAGAAGCGGTAACCAAAGGACTTGACCCCAATGCCAAACTCATCCCGTCTGGAATTGAGTGGATTGGAGATGTACCTGAGGGATGGGAAATAAGCAGGTTTAAAACATTATTTTCTACTGGCAAGGGATTGAACTTCACAAAAGCAGAACTTGTTCAAGAGGGAGTCCCTGTAATTAGCTATGGGCAAGTACATTCTAAGATTAATTCCGGCACCTGCATTTCAAATCAACTTATACGATTCATTCCCGAGAGCTTAACTGAAGGAGGCGAAGCATCACGGGTTCATATTGGAGACTTTATCTTCGCAGATACTTCTGAAGATAAAGAAGGTTGTGGAAATGCTGTATACATAGATAAAGAGATAGGAATATATGCAGGCTATCACACGATTGTAGCTTTTACAAAAGACAGAAAATATAGTCCATATTTGGCCTATTTATTTTTGACTGACAAATGGAGAAGTCAGATAAGGAGCAAAGTGACAGGTATAAAGGTATTTAGCATTTCTCAGACAATACTTAATCAGACATCTATAATCCTTCCCACTCTCTCCGAACAAAAAGCAATCGCCGATTATCTCGACACCAAGTGTTCCGAGATTGATTCCCTCATCGCCTTGAAGCGTCAGAAGATAGAATCCTTGAACGCATATAAAAAGAGCGTCATCTACGAAGCTGTAACTGGTAAAATCTCTATATGAATATGAAAAAAATACTCATTTTATTAGTTTGCTCATTCTCAATTTTGATTATAGCATGTAATAATGGGCAAAACAAAGGAGCATTATCTCATAAAGATAGCCTCCTTATAAATCAACTTAGCACATTTCAGGAACAACTAAGAGAACCTGGATTTCAATTGTATCCCACAAAGAATATATACACATTTTTAGAGCTCTGTACGGCTACAGGCCAAATATGGATTGTTCAATGGAGCACTAAAAGCGGAGAAAGATTTAGGTATGTGCTCGATGATAATATAAGAGTGAAGAAAGAGGACGCAATATGCGGCAGGTTCTCACTACATGCGACTGAAAATATGTATAACTTTATACTTTTGGATAATATATCAGGTGATTGTTGGCAAGTCCAATGGAGCTTTGATGAAAAAGAAAGAATGGTTTTGCCTATTTATTAGAGATATGATACAGGAAGATTTAAAAGAAAAGAACTTTGAAGCGGCCATCGAGCAATGGCTGGTCAATGAAGGTGGATATGTCAAAGGGAATCAAGATACCTATGACAAGGAGCGGGCCATCGACTTGCCCAAACTCATCCGCTTCATCGACAAGACGCAACATAAGAAATGGGAACTGTTCTGCCGCAAGCATGGAGCGAATGCTGAAAGCCGACTGTACAACGACTTCCAGGATGCGGTATCGCGATATGGCCTTGTCTATGTCCTGCGTCATGGCATCGATGACCTTGGCATCAACCTGAAGCTGTGCTACTTCCTGCCATCCAGCGAACTGAACATCGACTTGATGGAGAAATACCGGCAGAACATCCTGACCGAGACACGCCAGTTCTTCTACTCAACAGAAAACCGCAACAGCATCGACATGGTGTTGTCGCTGAACGGCATCCCCATCGTGGCCCTGGAGCTGAAGAACCAGCTGACGGGACAGAGCGTGGAGGACTCGCGGGAACAATGGCTGAACAACCGCGACCCACAGGAACTGCTCTTCCACTTCGACACACGCATCCTGGCTTACTTCGGCGTGGATCTCTACGAGGCCATCATGGCCACCGAGCTGAAGGGCGAGAAGACCTACTTCATGCCCTACAACCAAGGCTCCAACGGAGCTGGCAACGTAGGTGGTGCAGGCAATCCCGCCAGTGAGGATGGTGATTTTGTCACGAGCTATCTCTGGAAGCGTGTGCTGCAGCGCGATATGCTGCTGGCCATCCTTCAACGCTATATCTCCCGTCAAGAGGAAGAGAAGATAACACTGGTGCGCGACAAGAAAGGACGCATCCGCGAAGAGAAGAAGAAGAGCGTGAAGCTCATCTTCCCTCGCTATCATCAGTTGGATGTGGTGGAACGGCTGGTGGCCGACACGCAGCGTGATGGCAGTGGGCATAACTACCTCATCCAGCACTCGGCAGGCAGCGGCAAGTCGAACTCCATAGCCTGGCTGACGTACCAGCTGAATGCGCTGCATGATGAAGCCCAGAAGCCGATCTTCGACGGCGTGTTTGTGATTACCGACCGCCGCGTGCTGAATACGCAGCTGCAGAACACCATCCTTGGCTTCGACCACAAGGAAGGACAGATTACGACAGTAACTGACAGGGATCCGTCCTCGAAGCTGAAGGATGCCATCAATAACGGCGACCGCATCGTTATCTGCACCCTTCATCGTTTCCCCATCATCTACAAAGAGGTGACTTCACGAGCCGGAAAGCACTATGCTGTCATCGTGGACGAGGCACATAGCAGTCAGAGCGGAAAGGCAGCGGAGAAGGTGAAGGCGGCGCTGGCCGACACCGAAGAGGCACTGCGCGAGATGGCTGAGATAGAAGAGAAGACGGAGGAGCAGCTGGAGAAAGAACGCGACTTGATGCTGGAGGATCTGCTGGCACAGGGGCAGCATCAGAACCTCTCTTTCTACGCCTTCACCGCCACACCCAAGCCCAAGACGCTGCAGACCTTCGGAAAGCTTGTGAAACAGGGTGATACACCCGAGAAGTCAATCTATGCGCCTTACCACATCTATTCTATGTTGCAGGCCATAGAAGAGGGCTTCATCAAGGATGTGCTGCTGCAATATACACCCTACAGCGTGACGTATGAAATCAGCAAGAAGATACAGGATGATCCGGAGTACGAAGAGAAACCGGCCACGCGTGCCGTGAAGGCGTTCCACGACAACCACCAGCACGTCATCAATCAGAAGGTGGAAATCATCGTGGAGAAGTTCCGCGAAGTGACGCTGCACGCCATGCAGGGACAAGCGAAGGCAATGGTGGTCACGGCAAGCCGTGTCCATGCCCTGCGCTACTTCATGCAGATCAAGCGCTACTGCGAGGAGAAGGGTTACACGGACGTTCAGCCGATGGTGGCATTCTCGGGTAAGGTGGAATGGAATGGCGAGGAATATACGGAGACGAAACTGAACTCCACCGACGGGATGCACATCAGCGAGGAACGTCTGCCGCTGTACTTCGCATCAGATATGTATAACATGCTCGTGGTGGCAGACAAATACCAGACGGGCTTCGACGAGCCGTTGCTGCACACCATGTTCGTGGATAAGAAGCTGAAGAACGTGAAGGCGGTGCAGACGCTGAGCCGACTGAACCGTGCCCATCCGCTGAAGGAGGATACCTATATCCTGGACTTCGTAAATGCGCCCGGTGACATCAAGACGGCCTTTGAACCATTCTACACCAGCACGGAGCTGATACGCCCGGTGGATGTGAACGGGGTGTATAACTTCCGCAATGACATCGCGATGTATAACCTCTGGAGCATCAACGATGAAGAACGCTGCTACAAGATCCTCAGCGAAGAGACGGAACCGAACAAACGGCTTGGGGCGCTGAGCAATGTGATGAAGCCAGTGGTGGAACGCATCGAGCAGCTGGAAGAGGAAGAGCATTTCAAGGTGCGCTCGCTCATCAAGAACTTCATCCGCTTCTATGCGTATATGGCGCAGGTAGAACGTACCTACGACCGCGTGCTGTACAAGACCTACCGTTTCTGCGAGGTGCTCTATAAGCTGATACCAAAGACACCGCATGAGAAGCCTGACCTTAACCAGAAGTTGAAGCTTGTGAACTCCAGCATCAAGGCGAAAGAGACGGTCAGCATCAGCCTTGAAAAGGACAAAGGGGATGTGAAGGGTGAGAACACCAAGGCGGGCAACAAGCCGGATGAGCCACGCGACCTTCTCTCGAACATCATTGACAAAGTGAACATGATGTTCAAGGGGAAATTTACCAAGGAGGATGAGGTCATCA